TACAGAGAAAACCTTTTTTCTGTAGATTTTGAAGAAAACCCAATGTTTACCGAGTCTAAACCGCTGTCATTTCTTGTCGATCAAGACGAACTTGGAGAAGAACTCGACCTTAGGACGGCAGTGAATTTGGCCGTCGTCTACCCTGCGGTACACCACGGCGTCCCATTTGGTTTCGCCAACGCGCAGTTTGGCGTCGAGGCTGACTACTTCGACCTCGATTGAGGGCTTTGATTTGTTGCAGAAACGCATCGGTAGTGGGGTATTGGGTAGGCTCCGCGGGTGGGTGTTGAAACTCGGAATCGTTGCATCTCTACAAGGCCCGACTCTATGCCCTGGAGCAATAGCTTGTTTGTCTGGCTCAGGCACAGGTTCCACACAATGCCCCATTGCCGAGCGGTTTTCCACTCTGAATCAGGCACCTGCACCTTTTTCCCCAGCTCGTCCCGAATTCGCCTCAGAAGCTCGGCAGATTCCATAGCTTTTCCCCCTGTTTCCACTGATGAACGTAGAGTTGCGCTGAGTCTTCGGTATACTCCCCGAACACGATGCCGTGCGACCACGCCAGCGTACCACGTCGCCGTAGCGCGTAATCCATGCAAGGCGCGTCCGCCAGCGTCCCCGGGGACAAACACACCGGATGATCGCTCCGGCGTCCTGTAGCCATCCCTGCGCGATGCGCGTGGGCCACCACGGTGTTGCCCCAGCACTCTGCGGTATCCCTTAAAAAGTTCTCGCCGTAAAGCAGGCCATGGCCCCAAGAGAAGCCGCCTAGCTTGTACCAACTCCGCGGCAACACATCGTGGGTCTTGATGATCGTGTGCGCGTGCCTTTCTATCGGTTCCAGCATTCGTTGCCAGATAGCCTCCGCAAAGCCACGCACAACGGCATTGTGGTGGGTAAGAAGGCGACGAGCTCTCTCATCATGGTTCCCTACGAGAAAAACGGTAGGCCGCAAGGCCCCCAGAAACCTCCGCCCCTCGTCGATATCGTCAAGGTAGTCGTCTGCTGCATCGGAGTCGCCATCATTGTTCAGAGCGCCTGCTCGAAGAGACGCCAAGTCATAGGCGTCCCCAAGGTGAATAACCTCATCGGGACGATACTGCTCCCTAAACAACAGGGCAGCAGCCAGCGCGTCACGGTTGGCCCGGTTGCCATGAGAGCACCCGATAGCCATGACACGCTTGCGTGCTGGAACAATGTTCACGGATGATTGCAAGCATTATTTCCGATCAAACTCAAGCACTATGGCAACACCCAGAATCAAAATCACGGAACGGAAACTCAAACGATTCAGAGCCGATGGTATTGCATGGGTCGGAGATGGCCGTATCGAGATCGACCCTAGGCTAGGCGAAAAGTACCGGCTCGAAGTACTGGTGCATGAGTTACTGCACCACATGCATCCAGAATGGCTTGAGGATGAGGTCGACCGCCACGGGCAATGGCTCGGTAAGATCCTGTGGAGACAGGGCTATCGACGGGTCAAGAACTAGGCACTCAGCTCATTCGGTAGACGCAAGTCGACGTATCGGATGGACAGGTACTTGTCGGCGCCGGCCGTCACGTCGTAGTACCCACCGGACTGGTTTGTTTCGCCGACTCCATACGATCTCAGTGGGATGTATTTTGTTGAAGGCACAGGAACGGCCTCGTTTGGCTGTCCGTTTTCGGCGTCGAAATTGAAGCTATTGAAACCTCGTCCGCGCACATAGGTGGCCAGGTTTATTGCCGGAACATACCAGTAATCGTTGCCGCCTGCATCCTGGTCCTTGTAGGCCGTCACGCCATTGGCGATCAGGATGTCGTGGCCAGCCTCCGAAACGTAGTAGGATGGCAATGTGCCACCGGACTCTAAGCCTGTCCCGAACGTGAGCAGGTCGCCGACAGTGTAAAGGGCCGATGCGTCGTAAATCGGGCAGACGCCCTGGCCTTGGCAAAGCGGCACTGCGCGGGTCCATGACCGGATGGTCCATTCCAGCAAGTTCCACAGCCAGGCCGACTTCGGGATCTTGTGGAAGAACGGGCCGCCTCCAGGAAGAAACGGATTTCCGACTGTCTGGTAGGGCAGGTCAAAGCTGCCGTAAGTCTCGACGCCACCCGTCCATGAGATAGTCGCCATGTTGTCCCGATATGGTGGCGAATAGGTCGAGCTGACAAACGGAACCGACGATGCGAATGAGGCTTGCCACTGGTCTTTGAAGATGTCGTCGACGGCGGCAAAAGTAAGAGCATCGAAAGATCCGTTCGTATCTCTTATTACGTTGTCGTATTGATGCGTCTGGTTTGGCCTTCCTGGAATTCTTACGGATGCATCGGTTCCACCGTAAGCGCCCCACTTATTCAGCCAGAAGTCGCCGCCCCAAGGCCGGTCGTCATTGACTGCCACCGTGGTGTCTATCTGGTATGCTCTGGCCACATCGAAGTCGAAAACGCTCGAAGAAAATCCCCAGGGCCCACCCGGAGGAATGAAGGCCGAGTTGACCGCCTCGACCTGCTGGATTGCTCCGGTGCTCGACGTGCAGCTTCGGGCCGGGACCACGTTTCCCCATTGCAGGGCCGTTGATGCCCCTGGGACAGCGATATGGAAGGCTTTGGTGCCTGATGTAAACCTGAAGTTCTGCCACGGTCCTACGCCAAATCCGCCTGGTCTGTCGGCAATCCACAGGCTGTCATTGGTTGCCGTGGTCTCGAAATTGAGCAACAGGTTGCCGTCGATTCCAGTCGAGGTAGAGGCCCGAACTGTCAGCCCCATAGGCGTCATTGTGACCAGCCCGACCTTCTCTTCCGAGATATCCACCACGTCGTCGAAGGCGTTCAGGAATCCAACCTCGACAGCGACACGGCGCCGGAGGTCGCGCATCGATTCAAAGATGGTGGGTTCATTGCCTACGACCCATGGTACGGCACCGGATGCACTTCCCGGTGTCTCGCTGGTGTATTGTGCCGGATAAATCGTCGAGATTGTGGTGCCGCCTGGCGTGATCTCCCAGAATGGGTCCGATGCTGTCGTGAAGATGTTGGCGTCGATAGGCAGAATGCGAATGGTGCCGCGGCGACTGACCATCGTCAGGTCGGTCGAATTGACCGTCACGTCGATGCCAAGGTCCTTGAGCTGTTCAACCAGCGCGATGGTCCCGGTAAAGATCCGGATCTGGTCGTCGAATGCGTTTGTGGGTGAATTGTACCAGATAACCCGGGCACGCCCCCAAGTGAACACGGCATTGCCTATCGTGGTGTTGGCGTTGGCCGGGTCGGCATAAATGCCGGAGTAAACCTGCCGAATGTCGTATGGCAGCGACGGGTCATAGACGGCCTGCATCACGCGGCGCCATTCGTTTATAATGAATGGATTGGCCACGTTGTTGGCCTGGGCGGATCGTTCAAGGCTTAGGAACTCCGATTGGGTCGACGTGTCCGACCAGGATGGCGGGCCTTCAGCAAGAAACGGTATGTCGCCGGTGAAGTACGGGAAGAAGTAGCGGCTGAAGTCGCCGCCTGGGAACCGGTAGGCCCAGGTGCCGTCAGGCCGGCGCCTGAATGACCGGCAGGAACCCGCGGCCACGAACTGCCTATCGGTGCTGCCATCGGCCAGTTGAAGGTAAACAACGGCCGACTTCGCATTGCAGTTGTGCACGCGGTAACAGTCGTACCGCTGGTAGCTCTTCGGAATCCGGAACTCCAAAGGCCCTTCCAGCGCGATGTCGGCCACCGACAGTCGATGCTTGTGGATTCGACCAGGAGGCAGTGTGGGGTCGATGGCTGCACCTAGACTGCCGCGGACATAGGAGGTGCCGTTGCCGTCGTCCGGATCCCAGCCGAGATGGATGTCGTACCGAACACTATTCGCCTCCCGGGTCAACAGCTCGAAGCTGAAGTGAATGGTGCCTATGTCACAGGTGAACGGGTCGGCGCCTATTATCGGATGGTCGACGTAGACCTGACCGCCTTGGGTGTCGAGGTATTGGTTCTCCAGCTTCGACAGCTCGATGGCCACCTGCGTCTGGTCGTGGTTGTCCCGATAGATTGTCCCGATGCCGGGGATGCCTGTTCCCGGGTCTCTGAGGCGCCTACAAGAGACCGGATCGTTCCGGAAGACATACCACACCCCGTACGGGTACTGGCCCTGCCAGACGCCTGCCGCGGAGTTCGCGAACAGAGGGGACTTGCCATCGAGCACCCGAGCACATTTCTGGTCGGCTCGGCCATAAAGACTGTTCAGGTTCCGGGCCGTGAACATCCGGTCGGTCCGGCTGGTGGCGAATGGCATGGGTCAATAGAACCAAGACTCCTCGGTTGTCTGGGTGACGGCCGGCTGCGTCTTCAGAACCGTGCCGTTGGCGTTCTGCTCCACACGCTGACCGGGGCCGGCGACGAGCTGCACCCGTCGCACGGCCTCGATCAGTTGGTTAATAGCCCGGGCATGGTCTGCCTTTAACCCGCGCTCCGAGAGTTTGGCTGGCAGTTGTAAAGGCATAGCTTACAGCTCGCAGAATTGAGCCATGATCTTCACCACGCCAGCGGTCGATTTGACCATCATTGTCCATCCGGAATCCACACGGGGCAAAAGGCACATTTCTCCAGGTTGAATGCGGATTGGATAGACTATGTTTGGATAGATCACCGAGTCGTAGCCGCCAACCTGAACGCTGTTGATCGTGTCAAGATTGCGAATCAAAACACGGTAAGGCGCATTTAGATCAGCCGTAAGATCAAGTGATTCCGCAGACGTTGAAATGTCCTGCGTCTGCTGGCCCATATCGGTGCCGGTCATGTTGGCCGTCACCGTGTAGGTTGTACCGTCGATAGTGGCCCCGCCCTTGGCGGCGAACAGCCTAGCCGACATTTGAACTTCGTTTGCCATGGCGGGTGGTTCGTTAGATTTCGCAGAAGGTGGCCTGCACGGTTACCGCGGCGGTATCGGCTCGGAAGTACAGCGTCTGGCCCGATGCGACGTAACAGATGAGCATGGTCTCACCGGCCGGGATGCGCATGGTGTAGGTGCCGCTGACGAAGCCGAGGTCGACGAAGTTGGTGCTGTCGAGGTTGCTTACCAACAGCTTGTAGGGTGCGGTAACATCGACGGGAACATCCAAGGCCTCGACGGTGGTGCCGATCACTTGGGTTTGGCTGCCCATGTCGGTGCCAGTCATGGTCACGCTCTTGGTGTAGGTGACGCTGGGGAGGTAGGCGCCGCCTTTGTCTGCGTACAGGCGGGCCGTCATTTGAATCTCGTTTGCCATAGATTGTAGGGGTGTTGGGGTTGTTGTTAGATGATCGGGTAAATGTCGGTGTCGTACGGCGCGAACGTCCAGGAGATGTTCTGCTCAACCATGTTGGTCTTGACGATCAGGCTCGACGAATAGTTGGTCTGCTTCCAGCCCCATACCGTGCCGGCGGGCGCTGCAGGCCTTCCGGTCCTTGGATCAATAGGAACGGAAGGCAGCATCGAGTAGACCGAAAAAGGAAGGTTCCAGGCAACAATGAAGCTGGCCGGTGTGTAAACCGGCGGGATGCTCTGAGGCACCTGGGGAAGCCCCAGGCTGCCCGAGAACATGGCAACACGGCTCAGGCTCACACGACCCACCGGGAAGGATTCTTCGCCGCGGCAGAGTTTCTGGAAAACCTTTCTAGCCAGCGGAAGGTTTGTTAATGGAGATACATCGGTAAGTTGTTGGCCGCTGGCTACAGCGTCCTCGATGGTTTTCTTGTAGAAGGCTGGGTCACCTATCGACTGGGCCTCGTCGGCAACAGCAGGAAGCGCAAAAAGAGAGACGTCGAGGTAGTCCGTCCTGAACTCGTAGCGGATATCCGGTGTCTCCTGGCCGGCCACTGGTACGGTTGCGGCATCTATCGGGTCGCCTGGGTCCGCTGTCGGGCCTGAGAAGATGACGGTGGCCGAGGCGTAAGGGCCGTCCTCGTTGGTGCTGTACTTGGCGCCAATGCTCGACCAGTTGAGTGTGGCCAGCCGAATGGCATCCTTGGTGCCGCGGTACTCAATGGTCCACACCGGACCAGTGCCGGATCCGGTTTGATCGAATCTCCGGCTTACCTCGATGTATCCGGGAAAGTTTGCCAGCTCTGGAGCTTGGTGGATCGTTGCCATGGTTTATTCCTGAACGGCATCGGCCGTTCTCTTGGTGTTCTTGGCGATGTCCCGGATGTCTTGGGCTTGCGTCCTTACGTTGCCAAAGTAGCGGTCCATGTTCGATTGAAAAGCGGTGAATCCACCAGTCTTGGCCAGTTGATCTCCTGTCGATGCTGAAACGGCCACGGTCTTGAGTGCCGCCTGTTGCTCGACAACCTTGCTTTTGGCGCGCATTTCTTCGCGTCGTTGGCGTTCGGCTTTTTTGTCTTCAGCCTCGGCATCCATTTCGTCCAAGGCAGTTCTTCTGGATTGTGAGAACTGTTGGAACCAATGGTCGATCTGAAAACCAGCGCGGCCTGGATCAAACATGGCTCCAAATAAACCTTGGATGCCTGCTCCAAGTGCATCCAGTTGCCTCAGCAATGGTGCTCCGATGTCAGCCATGAGCGTTCCGATGGTCGCCTCAAGGCCCTTTTTCATTGTGTCAACTCGGTCGTTGAACTCGTCAAGAGATGCTACGACCTCGTTTGACATTACAAGGCCTAGGTTACGCGCTTTTTCAGCGGCTTGATCAAGACCTTCTGCCATGGCTGGAATCAGTGATCCGGCTCCCCTTCCAGCCAATTCCCTAAATGGTCCGATCAGCTTTTGCGGGTCGACCCCTGATTCAAACAATTTACCAGCAGCTTTGAAAAGTCCTCCGCCATCAAGGGCTTTGACCTGCTCCATTGAAATGGCCATTTTATCGAAGTTCTCAATGGCTGTTTTATCTCCTGAAAGCGCCTTCATTCTGGAAATTGATAGCTTTTCGACTGCGCTGGCCACATCATCAAGGCTGGCTCCAGATTGTTCCGCCGCGTATTGCATCTCTTGCAGAAACTCGACCGACACACCGAGTCGCGTTGAAAGGTCGTTCAGTTTTCCTGCTGTCTCAATAGCTCTTGCGCCGAATTCGACAACCTTGTCGACAGCAAACATTCCTGCGATTGATCCGGAGATTTCGCGGCCAATCCCCTTGGCCATAGACTGCGATTTCTTTAGGCCTGTCTCGAATGAGGTACCGTCCAGACCCAGCTTGGCGAGTAGAGAGAAGATGGCCATGGTGTCAGTTCTTGATTACTTCCTGCTGCTTCATCCAGCGCCACAAAGCCTCGTCCTTCGGGCTCCATAGCTCAACATCGCCATGGGTCTCTGCACGGGCCAAAACAAGGCGCTCGGCGTCCCCGATAGGCATGGCCAGCACGGTGTCCTCCTCCAGCCCTATCTCAAGGCAGCAGGCCAGCATACGCTCGGGCCACGGCATCGAGAGCTGCCTGGAGCTGCCTTGCTTCATCAGGATTTCCGGCGCTGTCGACTGGCCGGCCATCCATTCGTTCCACTTGTCGAGCTCGGCATCGAATGACAGGCGCTTCACCTTCCATGCCCAGGCCTTCAAGGCTAAGTTCCGGAGGGGCGAATAGATCGCCGCCAGCGACTCCTGGATGGGCTGTGAACAGATGAGCACCGCGGTCATGAGGTCCGCACGGCCGACGTGGCCACCGACAACCAACGGCGAGCCAATGCGGTGAAGCACCAGTGAGTGCCCCACCGAATACGGCAGCAGCCGGAGCCCCATTACCACCGGGCAGGGCTTGGCTGTCGCTGTCAGGATGTCGGCCAGTTGGCTCACAACGTGGTCGCGGCGCCAGATGCGGTGATGTTGGTGTACCGCTTCAAGGTGATCGTGCCAGTGGCCTTGCCGGTGGCAGTGGTCTTGATGGAACCACCGCCGGCGTAGATCCAACGGTTGCCGGTGGCGGCATTGATTGCGTCGACGTATCCGCCGACCTCAATCACCGGGGCGCCAGTGATCACGCAAGTGCCGTTGACCTCTGGTAGAGCTGCCGACAGCTTGGCATTAGCCACGCTGGTGGTGTTTGCAGGAACGAAGTTGACGGTCAGCGTCAGGCGGTCGTTGTAGCCAATGTGTCCGACAACCTCACCGTTTGAATTGCGTACCTCTTCGGTGTCGGCCTCATGGGTGATGTCGTAGGATTCCATGTCCGGCGAGACGTACCCGGTGACGACAAGGGCGCCCGCGGCGTCGTAGAGCGCCAGGGTGGCAGGTGAACCAAAAATGTATTTAGAGCCTTGTGATGTAGCCATGTGTGATTTGGATTAGATGGTTGCGGAACAGTAAATGGTGAATGTCCTGGCGAAGTTCCTGGAACGATTGGAGATGGTGTTTCCACCAAAGTCGTTTGGAACGGCGAACTGGGCGGTAAAAGGGCCGCTGGCGTCGTCTTCCGGAGCGTCGAGCACCGAGGCGCCACCATCGTCGAACAATGGTTCCAGCAGATTGTCGAGCACCTGCATTGACGTCAGGATCTGGGATTCGCTGGTGTCGTCCGCGGAGAACTGAAATTCGACCGAGATGTCGATTTCGCAGGTAGTATCGAAACGCTGCACCGGCCTCGTGGAGCTGGCCTGCACCACGATGGGGAGGTCCGGCATGGTGTCCTCTTCGTCTGGGTCGGTGTAGAGGCCGTGGCTATAGGACGTCAGGCAGGTGGGAACACCAGCACCCGAGGCCGACCAGTCGGCGGCGGCCAGGTAATCCACCAGTGCTCTTTCGGCTCTGAGTGCGACAGCGTTCATTTGATTTCGATGCCATTGTCCACCAAGACTTTACCGTTGGCTAGTACCGCCGCGGTCATGTGGTTGGTCATTTCAGCGGTTTCATCGTCGAGCGCCCTCTGCATGGCTGCATCGTAGATCGACTGCACCCGGCCGTGCTGGTTGTCAGCGATGCCGACAGACATGAAAACAGAGGCCTCCGGGTTCCATCCTGGCGCAGCCTGAGTGCCGCGGGCTCTGGTTCCTTTGTGGACGGCCACGTTCTCCTCGGGTAGGCCGTATTGGTTCGCCATTGCCACCAGGGCGGCGTTGGTCGCCTTCGGCTCCTTGTAGCCCGGTGGCTTCACCAAAGGCACCCATTTTGGCTTCTTGTATTGGGTAAATCCACGGTTGTAGAGGCGGATGGCCTTGACCACACCGGAGCGGAGATAGCCAACCGAACCGACGGCTTTCCGGTAGATGGCCGAAGCTGCGTCCTTCATGGCCTTGCCATAGAGACCGCGGCGCCCGGCTGCACGTTCCTTTGCCTGGGCGATCAGATGCACCCGGCGCAACAGGCGAGACAGGCCGATGCGTTTTCCGGTCTTCTTCGACTTCCGGTTGATGTCTCCGAGCGGCTTCTTCAGATAGTCTCCGATGCGCGCCCGCTCTGCATTCGGGCTCTTGGGTGGCACTAGGACGAACAGCCGGACCATCAGAAAAAACATCCGGGAGTTTACGGCCTTGTGCAGGTCGCGCTCGGTAGTCAACAAATACGCCTTCATGGCCGCGTCAAAACGGCTTGTGTCGACGTTCATGTAGACGCCCTGCCTCATTTGGTCTTGGCTCCGAGTTCGAGGCTATAATAGGCGCCAGAAGCGTCTACGCGGCAGGACATGATGCGGAGCGTGCGGCCTTGGTACACCAGTGTGCGCCCGACCACCGGCCGAGGTTTGCAAAAGGTCAGCGCGATTCGGTCGGTGTTCTCCAGGAGAACGAACCCGGAATCTTCACGCTGCAGCCTTGAGAAGGTCGTGCCCTGGTCGAGCGTGTAAAGCGTCGAGTCCATTGTGACCAATGTGCTGTCGCAAGTCTTCCAGTCAGAAAACATGACCAGAATCCGGGAAGTCACGTTGTCCTGGAACCCACCGGCCACCGGGTTGTTGGCGTCGATGACGGCTGCCGGGATGCACCGGATCGACGTCCCTTCCCAGATGAACATGGGCGCCCCCAGCATCTGCTGGAGAACTGCCATGCCCTGCTGGAGGCTGGATCCGATGGTGGTCATTAGGCGGTGAAGTAAGTGCCAGAGACTATTAGGCGGCTGGTGGCCTGGAGATGGGGGGCCAGGCTATTAGCTGCTCCGGTCTCGAAGTGCGACAGCTCAAGGTAGCTGGTGCCGGCGATTAGCCTGGCGATGATTGAAGTCTTGGCCTGGTTGGTGGCATTGGTCAGCCACACCGCGGCGGCGGCCTCGTAGGTCACGGCGTCTGGCAGCGACAGCCGGAGGTTGCCCGTGGCGGATCCGCTCACCGAGTTGACGGTGACGTCCACAGTAAATGTGGTCACACATCCGATCGTGGTGTGTCGGGCGGTGTTGGTGGTGATGGCGAAGGTGCGGCCACCGCCGGAGTCGATGAGAGTCGGCACCCAGGTCGTCGGTGTGACCAACGGCAGGGCGGCATACAGCTCATCGAAATTGTCGTTAATCTTCTCGCCGGCACCGCGGAGGGTGTCCCCGGTGTTGTCGTTGCTGATGGTGCCGATGTTGATCGTTTGCTGGGCCATATCAGTTCTTAGGTAGGACGTACCAGCCGGCAGGCAACGTCACCTTGGACGGCCCCACTAGCTTCTTGTTTGCATCGAAAGCGTACACACTGGCCTTCACCGGCTTGGCCAGCATCACCGGGTCACCGTGCGGGACCATCACCACCTTGGTCTGGCAGCCCAGGCAGGTCAGCAACACGGCCAGCCAGGTCAGCCTTGAGATCTTCGGGTGCTTTTCCATGTTGGATGTCGGCGGGTGGTGTTTCTCGGATCCAGTCCAGCAGAGCCTTCAGGATCTGGTAGATCCAGTTCACGCCTTGGGTTCGATGGGGGCGGCGGTCTTCTCGGCGTCCTTAGCCATGATCAGGCCGATGCCGGCAGAGATCGCGGCAATGGTCGCCGTGGGATCGACCGAGGTCGTTGGGTCACCGTCGAACAGGGCCTTGAGAGCCCCACCGACTGCGACGAGGATAGCTCCGATACCGGCGAGAGTTGTCTTGGTGTTTTTCATTTCTTAATGGCTTTGTAGAGTGCAACACAGGCCGCAAGGAGGCCAACCACGGCGGAAAGGAATCGGATTTGGTCGGTGAGCTGGGGAAGCATTGAAGCCGCCGTCGCTGCCGCCGCGGTGCTCAGTGAGAGCGCCAGTCCATTCGTTCCACCGCCGTGGTTGGTTGCGTCCATGTTACTCAGACTTTGGTTGGGCTGCTGCGATGATAATGTCGGCCAAAGGAACGCCGACCTTGGCGTTCTGGTAGCCACCGGCCTTGATGGCGATGTCGATGAGCTGGAGCAGTTGGTTGGCCTGCTCCTGAGTGAGTTCGATCTTGATCATATCAGGCTGCAGTGTCGTAAACGACGGACTGCTCCGCAACCAAAACCGGCTCCACCTGCGGCAACATCGGCGGAACGATTTCAACCGGCGGCAACCACGGCAGCGGAGGAGCGATGATCGGCGGGTTGATCTGGTTCTCGATTTGCGCGGTGACGTTCGCTTCGATGGCGGTCTTGTCCACGCCGTTGGCGAAGCACCAGCTCAAGACTTGATCCTGAGTGAGCTTATCAAACGGCGTGAATCCAGAACCACTCGGCGGAGCGAATGAGGTCGATCCGTAGCAAGTGCCGCTGTAGTTATCCTGCAAGCCGTTGCACCTCCAATCGGCGGTGATGACGACATCGGTGAGTGTGCCTTCAACGGGCTTAACGAGAAGGCGTTCGATGATCCAGTTGATGGTCATAAATTAGCGGGTTTCGAGGGTTTGGACGCGGGCGGTGAGTTCTTGGATGGCGGCAACCAAGATGGGAACGATGCGGGACATATCAATGCCCTGAGACTTGATCGAACCGTCTTCGTTCACGGCATCCTTTTCACCAGTCACAGCGAATGGAACGACTTCAGCTAGTTCGTGGGCCAAGAAACCTTCGCCAGCGGAACCGTCAGACTTCCAGTTGTAGATCGACGGCTTGAGCGCATTGACGCGAGCAAGACCACCTGAGATTGGTTTGACGGATTCCTTTAGTCGATAGTCTGAAACAATGTTGTATAGAACACCAGTAGTTCCATTTTGAGTGATTGAACCAATTGAAACAGCGTTATACAAAAAGTTCGCATAGTTTTGTCCTGATGCAGTGCCATTTACATGGCCCAAAGCCATTTGACCAGCAGATGATCCTACAGCAATTACTGCTCCATTCACATTTCCAATTCCCGTACTCGTCGTCCCCACCAGAAAATTTCCACTCGCATCGAGCGTCATCGCGGGATTCCAAGTGATTAGTCCATTAACAGCTCCTGAAGTGGTAGAAGTACCCCAAACGTGCTTTCCAGTCGTTTGATCGTAGTAAGTCGCGTAATCTGCGTTAATGAACTTGTATGCGCCATCGTTATAGAAGTTGTTTCCAAAAAACGTGTCGCTTCCGGTCGTTGTAAGAACCAAACGTGAACCAACTTGAGCCGCTTTAAAGCCAGCCGCCCACGCACTCGGCGTAACGCCTATGCCGACGTTGCCTCCAAGATCCTGAAGCACCAAGTCACGAGGACCATTTCCAGAACCATTATCGAACGAACTGATTGCAGCGTAGCGATTGGCAGCAGTCGCATCGGTCTTGATGCGGAAAAAAATGCCAAAATCGTCAGTATCGGTTGTTGTGATGCCTCCAACAGTCGCAATCGAAGCTGTCGTCGCTTTAGTTCCAGACGATGCTTGGAAACGATACGAAGGACTACGCCCCACGCCCAGCCCCGTGGAGTTCAAAATCATTCGAGTGCCGCCTGCGCCGTCGTACCAAGTGAAGACGCCAGAAGTGGCAATTCGATACTGCAAATTGCCACCGGCAAAAAGTTGAGTATCAGTCCACGTTGCTGAGTTTCCGATTATCAGCGAAGTCCCGCTGGAGGAAACGGTGGTATCAGGACCTTCTCCAATCGCGCCATTGTACGAAATGCGGCCAGCAACTGACAGCGGATAGGCTGGACTCGCCGTACCAATACCCACACGATTGTTCGTCGAATCAACCTTCAGCGTCGAGGTGTCCACCGTCAGATCGCCGGTGATGGTGGCGGAGGCGAGGGTGGCGGTGGGACTACAAGCCAGCAGGTTATTCAGCGAAACCTTCTTGGTCGTTCCGCTCGCTGCCATCGACGTATCAGAAACGTCCACGATGACCAACGGATCATTTGCGGGATCGGTGGAAGTTCCGATGCTCGTTAAAGCTGTAATCTTGCTATCAGGCATAGGTCAAAAAGTTAATCTGTGGAAAGTGAGAAAATGATTTTAGAACTACCGTCCTCTTGGAGAACGAATGACGTTCCGTCCTCCTGCAACATCCAACGGTCCATCGCAGGATATGCGACTTCGATCGCATCATCCGATGTGGACAGTTGCAATGAGAGCGCGAGTGTCATTAGGTGGTAGCGCGACCAAAGTATGCGATAACAGCGCCACTCGAAAGGGTAAAGCTTGAGATTCTACCCACAATGGTAATGCCAGCAGGAATGGTGGTTGCGCTCCACGTTCCAGTGATACCAGTGCCAGCAATGGACGAGATCACGGTTGCGGTGATGGTCTGGATTGCGATGTAACCGCTCGTCTGAGCGGATGTTCCGGTGACCAGAGTAAAACCCTGATGGCCCATCGAATCCTGCGTTGCTAAATCGGTCTGGTATGCGGACATTTTGTCTTTCGGTTAGAGGGGAGGTCACCGGAACTTTCCAGCAACCTCCCCCAATTTTAACGGTTATCCTTTGCGAACTTTTGGTGCCAGGGCTCCCTGTATCCACAGGATGAGCTTACCTCCTTCGGGAACGGTCGCGGTGTTGAAGCCGTCGCGCTGGAGAGACGCGTCGACTTCGGGACCAGAAACCAGCTTGGTTTTGCCGTTCTTGTCCACCGAGATGGTTGTGGCGATTCTCATGACTTGGCCGATTAGGCGGTGGTCAGGATCTCGGCCTGGGTCGTGTCCGCGGCCGCGGCGCCGAACATGATGTCGTAGGACGCCATGTGGCTGCGGCTTGCGCGGCTGTACCAGACGGAGAGCAGGCAGCTCAGGCCGTTGGCGGTGTTCACGGCGCGTTGTTCGAGGAACTCGCCGGCGATCATGCCGACCGGCAGGCCGGAGGCGATGGCAATGGCATCAGGGCCGCAGACGAAGCCGACCGTGTTAGTCTCGGCCGAGGTCCAACGGTTGTTCTCAGCGATCACATCGAAGCCGAACCGGCCGTTATTGAGGGGGCCGAATCGGCTGTCAGGGAACGCGGCGGTTCCGGCGGCCGCGGTGGTGGTGCCGGAGAACTGGATGCGAGCCAGGTGGCCACCGTCCAGGATGAGGTTCTTGCTGCGGTAGTTTTTCGCCAGAGCGAGGATCGCAGGAAGGTCCGAGCTGTCGAAGTTGGCGGCGGAGCCGATGCCGGTAACGGCGCCGTAGTTACCAGTGACCATGAGCGCGGTCAGCACGTCGCTGATGCCGTACGCAAACAGGTCGGCAGAACCGGCAGCCAGGTCGGACAACATGAAGCCCTGGTTAAGCTCCTGCTGGGTGACCGTGAAGTTCTTGCTGATCTGGTTCACGGTGACCGCGGTGGCGGCCAGAGTGCTGTCGTTGTTGGTTTCCCAGGACGTCGGGTTGGTCTGGGCAGCGGTGCCGGTGGTGTACTTCTTGACCTGCACGCTGGCGCGGGGGCGGAGGTTATCCAGGCCGACGTTGCGGCTGAAAGCGGAGACCAGGGCCAAACGACTGGCGGCCACAGTGATCACTGCATCGGCGAGGTAATCGACAACCAGGCCGGAGGCGAACGTGTTGGCGTTCTGGGGAGCGTGGATGGCGCTCTGGCGCAACAGCTCGCTGTGGTTGGAGATCAACCAGGAGCGGCGGTCGGCACCGGCCTGCATCTTCTTGTGAGCCTCAAGCAACGGGTTGCCAAGGTTCTCGATGCGAACCGGGGCGATGGGCTCCGGGGCCGGGGCGGCGGTGGGGGCCTTGGCGCTGATGGCAGCGGCCACGGCCTTGGCGACGATAGCGTCGATGTCTAGGGTGGACGGCGCACTAGGAGCGGCCGCCACCACGGTGTTGGATTCAGTCATGTTGTGTGGTGTCTGCTGTGATGTCGGCGCGGTTGTCGCGCCATCTGCGGAGGCGGAAGTGCCTGCCGTAGAAAGTTTGTCCTCGGACTCGGATAGCTCCTGTTCCTGGTCTATCTGAGCGGCGAGTGCATTGAACCAGTCGCGGCCGGCGGCGCCTCCCCACAGGTTGGCAGCCACGTCGGCCGGGGTATTGGGCTCTGCTTCGAGGAATCGGTCATTGCGTGCCCACCAGGCCACGGCCTTTTTGACCTTCTCGATGCTGGGCTCTTCGCCCTTGGCCAGATTACGGGCGTCGATCACGGTGGCCTCTTCGAGACCATCGCCACCAAGGCCGTCTTCGTATTGCTGAATGCCGCGTTCGAGATTGCGGCGAACGGTGGGCGGTGCGGAGCGGGTGACCGCCCGCGGATGCCAGCAGGCAGCCATTGCGGGTAGCTCGGTCATGCAGTCAGCGAATCCGAACTGCATGGCCTCCTGGGCGGTGAACCAAGTCTCGGCGCTCATTGCTGCTCGGATTTGAGCAATAGGCTTTCCGGTGCATTTGGCGTAAATGCCGGCCAGGATCTCGGCATGCTGGTCGAGAGCGTCCGCCATCTTTCGCATGTCCTCCGAGGTGCCTGCCACCATTCCGGATGGGTCGTGAATCATGAACAACGAGGCGTCGGCCATCTCAACCGTGTCACCGGCCAGGGCGATGATCGAGGCAATGGATGCGGCAATGCCGACCACACGGGTGGTCACCTGGGCATTACGGCCGCGGAGCATGTTGTAGATGGCGAGACCATCCCAGACGTTACCGCCGGGGCTGTTGATCTCGACCACAAGGGGGCCTTGGCCGACGTCCTGCAGGGTTTGGCTGAAGGCCTTGGCCGACACACCGGAACCACCGAACCAGTCCTCACCGATTTGGTCGAAGATCTGGATGGTGGCGGGCTCCATGGCCGAGGCCCGCGGCTGGTAGGAAAGCCAGTTGTTTACTTTAGTCATTCGGTTTTCTTGGCCCTAGGTTTGCGTTTCTTCGGGCCTGCCACAGCGACAACCTCTTGGATGGGCTCGGCTGGGATTTGTTCAGGCATAGTGCCCGACGGGTTTTCCTGCATGGCCATGTCGGCCGGTTCAGGTGCAATCGGCTGCTTCTGAGCGGTCGAGATTTGCGAGACGTCGATGCCGTACTTTCCGGCCAGGTCTTGAATGTATTTGGCTTGTTGTGCCTTCGACTCCAAGGCGGAGCGCCAGTCGATACCGCGGGCGCCATAGATCTCGTCGAACGTCGTCACACCGGCTTCCAGCTCGGCCAGTTGAGCTGCAGAGTTGCGTCCGACGTCGACATTCGGAGCCCGTGGCGCCTGGATGGCGACTTCATACCAGTCGTCGGGAGAGTCGCGCAGGCTGGGATCTACCCGGATGGCGTACTCCATGACATGTTCCCAGATACGGCGGGCTGCCGATGCCATCACCTGGTGGCGGCTTCGGAACCACACCGACGACATATCGAGGGCGCCGCGGTAGACGGTGCCCTGCATGCCCTCGGGGAATACCAGGATGTACGGGATGCCGACGCCGGCGCACACCTTCTCGGTCAGGTTGCGCCAGTATTCGCGCATGTTGACGTTGGGGCGGTCGGCTTGGAACTGCTCGAATTCGTCGCCGGATTTCAGCACTTTCACCGAGGAACCGAAAACGTTTTCGTAGTAGTTCTGGGCGGTGCCTTGAGAACCGGCCACACCGGAGCGCAGGCTAGTGGCTTGGACCTCCCCGGAGCTGGTCTTGATCACCTGGGCCACACTGGAGGCCAGCTTACAGGATTCCATCTCCAGCTTTTGGAGGTCGTCCAGGTCGTGAAGGTCGTTGATCACACAAGCCACGAACGGAAGGCCGCGGAGCTGGCCGGCACGCTGGGCCTCGTAGATGTGAATGATCGAATCGGATGAGATCGACCGGACGTCGGCGAGCTGTCCCTGTTGCTGCTCCTGGCCGACGAAGTAGGCAATGGCTCGGCCTGTACGGGGATCGAACCGCACACCATCGAAGATGTCCGGTTGATTCTCCTGCCCGGTAGGGGTGGAAACCTGCTGCGGCTCGATGAGCTGCAGGCGGGGCCGGCCGGTTTCGCCCTTAGTAAGCAAGATGAAAGATTCGCCGTCGTAGAACCAACCGCGGGCAGCCAATGACATCAGGGTGCCGAAAGACTGCCGGGATCCGATGTCCGGATATCTGCACCAGATATCCCACCATTTCTTGGCCTTGAGATTCCATTCCGGATCCGAGGAAGCCGGCTGCACGCTGAAGTTGCTGCCGACCGTGTAGTTCTCGAACAGGTCACCCAGGCGGTTCATCACCGCGTTATTCTGCTCAAAGAACCGGGACTTTCGGACGATCTGCTGCCGGGTGGAGCTGGTGACATCGAACCGCACCGAGGTGTAGCTCGTATCTAGGAAGGAACGCCGAATCGAGTTCGAGGCGCCCTCATAACGGTCGACGGGTGCCGAACGGAACTTGGCCAGGATGGTGTCGATGAAACCCATTAGGACATCCCCACCCGGTAGCTCGCCTCTCGGCGAAAGTTTGAGAAGTCGCCGCCGTAGCTAGTCACAGCTACCAATACCACAGCCATGAGCTTGGTGTAGATCTGAGCATCGGTGGGGCTGGCCACGCCTTCCTGGTTGAGATAGTAAACGGCCAGGTCGTAGTCATTGAGTAGGCTTTCCCACATCTCGACCATCTCAGACGGGGTGGGGGCGCCTTTGCCGGGCTCGGCAAACTCAACGGAAACGTCAGAGGATGAGGTCGACCGGACAACCTGGCCGGATTCGATCACCGACGACGCCGCCACGGACTTGGCCGACAAGGCAGCCAATAGGGTCACGCCACCGAGCGTCGAGTAGACAGCCCGGAGGTAGCTCCTTTTGATGGCCACCGTGAATGTGAACATTCCGGCGGAGACCCTGCAGGTGTTTGGCCTGCCTTCAACCAGTTAGTAAAATTATTGGTCGGGTGTGGAAACAAGGTCGTTCCACAGCATCACCATGGCGAGCTGCATGATTTCGCAGTCGTGAAGGTGATCCGGCCATTTCTGGTTGCGCTTCACCCAGACGTGTTTGATCCGGCCGGCACGGTTTGCCTGTGGTCGGAGGATGTGTGAGTCGAGGTGCCGCCAGTAAAGGTCGGGATCGGCGATGTAGGCGCCTTCGGCTTGGACGTTTGGCGGATCTTGGTGGACGCCCCATTCCCGATCGATGTCGCCTTTACGGAGCCTCGACAGGATATCGCGCAGGTGCTCGGTGTCGAATACCAGGAGCGGCTGCACCACGTCGGTACGCATCGAGGAAGATGTCGACAAGCCGAACGGGTGAACCGTGCCCGACGCCGATGTAAACCGGGCGCCCGTCTCTCGGCCTTTTAGCGGCATCCAGCCGATCACCATGGGCTTTCTGAGGCCTCCCTCGGGTGGGTAGCGTAGGCCACAAGGAAACGTGATTGGGTTGGACGTCACCGAGGAATAGGCGCCGCAGGCGTCGTAGACCGTTTGCGTGTTGAAGCCGGAGTCGATGCCCACATCCATGTCGTGCACATTGAGGGCCACCTGCACCCGGCGGAGGGCTGCAAAGTCGTCGGCATGGCCCGCGGCGATCAATGTCGAGTTGCCGTCTTTCCACTCTCGGCACACCCACCACAGGAACGGCGCCACGGCCTGGACGTCTGCGGTCAGGTAGCGGCGGCCGCCATCGAGCGTCACGGTAGCGGATGTCTCGGGCCGTTCCTGTTGGATGTCCTGTTGTTCCCAAGGCTCGGCCAAGTTGCCATTGATAAAGCCCTGAAGTCCGGCCATCGAGGATTTTGCTTCGAGGAAGGCCACGGCCAGGTGGCCCCAGGTGCACTTGCGGTCAGGGCTGTAAAGGCTCGACAGGTGGTAGGATCGAACACCGGGCATGGCGTTGGGGTTCTCTGGGCGCCATTGTCCATGGCGGAGGGCTGCCACCTTGTGGGCGTCGGTGATCTTACCAAGGCAGAGCTGGCAGACGTAGTGGGCGGAGGCCCGGACCTTGGCAAGGTCGTGTTTGCCGTCCTCGGTCTTGGCGTCGTCCCAGGTGACCTGGCGCCATTCGAGTTTGATCAGCTCCCGGCAGTGTGGGCATGGCAGGTAGTAGCGGCGCTGGTCGCCACGGAGGAACCGTTGCCATATCCGGCCTTCGACCACGGTGGGCGTCGAGGTCATGAAGGCCTTGGAGCTGCTGAAGCTCTTGAGTCTCTGCTCGGCCAGGTCGAGAGCGTCGGCCTCCCGGGCTGTCGCCTCGGCGAATTTGTCGACCTCGTCGGCGATAAGCACTCGCACCGGTCGGCTGGCCAGGTTTGCCGGGCTGTTAGATCCTACGAAAGTCAGGGTCGACCGGGTGAAGTTCTGCTCCAGGTTGGTGATCTTGTCGGCCTCGGCGGGAAAGCATTCCAACATGGTCGGGCTGTCCTCCAGCATGGGCAGCCAGCGGGATTTCGAGAAAGACCGGGCGAGATTCTCGGAAGGCATCAGCCACAAGGCCGGGCTCGGCTCGTTGGCGATCAACCAGGCCAGGCCGGCCATCAGCGTGGTGGTCTTTGATGTCTGTGACCCCCAGCACAGCGTCACCTCGGAGACCGATGGGTTCTTCCAGTCCTCCATGGGCTCCCGGGTGTACGGCCTGACAGATGTCGAGAACGGTCCCGGGTGCTCGGTCTGCCGTTGGGTAAGCCGTAGGTTGGCCTCGGACCATTCGACCACCGTCTGCTGCGGGGTGGGCCGGTAGAGGTTGCGCCGGTAGTCCAGGAGGGAGCGCTCGAGGTCGGTTAGGTTTTCCATGGGTCTGTATTGTGTAACGTCTTGAGGCAGACCTCCTGCACCCACCTGGTCAATTCACGCTCGGCGTGCTCGGGATCGTGCGGTGCTATTCGGCCGGAGAGCTGTTTGGGCATGGCCTTCAGCAACGAGGCCACCGCCCCATCGTGCTCCTGCATCACCTTCCGCACCCAGTCGCCGGAGACCAGTCGCCGTTCCTTCTCGGCCTGGGCGATCACCTCGTCACGGGCCGACGTAAGGTTCTTTGCCGCGGCTGCATGGATTGAGACAAGGCGGGCGGTGTCGGCCCGGCCTTCTTTCAGGGCCACGACCACTAGCTTGTAGGCTTCCAGCTCGATTTGCCGCTGCCTTTCGTAGGCGCCTTCTGGCGAATCGCAAGAGGCGGTGGCTGTGTTGATATGGTTTGAGGCTTCCGCAGGCCTGTAGGGGCCTTCCTGTTCGATTGCGGAGGTGTCTGGTGTGGGAGTTTGTTTAGGAACAGACTTGGCGCGTGTCTTGATATTCTGAGATCGCCACAAGTCGGCAGCCTCCGGGCTGTCCATGGGCATTCCCTGTTGAATAAGCTGGGCCACCCGTGGCTGGCTTATACCGATCCGGTCGCCGTATTCCTTTTGTGTCATGAGAGCGCCTTCTTGATTTCATCCGGTATCATCGAATCCGGCAGTGTGGCGGCGTATTGCAAAGCGCGAAACACGCCGTCCCTACGGGAGTCCCCTTCTTTCGGCACGCAATAGCCAGCGAGGTGTTCCGGCGGTGTTCCGCTTTTCATCAAACGAATAAACCAAGCAACATTGGCCAATCCATATTGATCTACGAGAAATTGTATTTGTGTTGGCATAAGGTATTTGTTTACAGCATTACGCGTACAGGATCATAGGGGTCTCGCGTTCACC